GGTATGAAAAAGGGCGGAAAAGCCTGTTAATTAGGAGCTAATCATGGCAAAGAATCTAGCAGGGCTTGCTGCTCTTGGAGCATTGGGCGTCCTATATGATAGGATGAATAGGAATAAAAAAGAAGCTCCTATGGGAGTTGCCGAAGATGTTTCTCCAATGCGTCCTTCATTTGGTGAAGACAATAACTATGCTCCTGCGCAAGGGCCAGATACAACTGGGAAGGAGTTTGAAACTCCAAGTAATGTTTCTTATTCAAATGAAAGAACTATTAATAGTTCAAGTAATAGAACTCCTGTTAAAACCAATAGACCATCCAACGCAAGTCAAGGCTTAGATGCTAGTGGTAAGCCAGCTCGTCTAACAAATATTCCTCAATTACCTAATACATATGTACCAGGTAACACTCAAGGTAGAGCTACTCAAGGGCCTGTAAAAACAACTCAAGGAAGAGTACCTTACGATGAGACACAAGGCACTGCACCTAGAGAAGAACCGTTACAAGGCGTTCATCCTGAAACTGCATTGCTACCCGGAGCTGGTCTTAAAGGTGTAGCTTCATTAGCTAAGATGCTTGCTAATAGAGATAAAGGACCATACTTTAATCAACAAGCATTGGCTAATAATCCTACTCGCCAACTCTCAGGCCCAAGCAAAGCCGAATTAATGGCTAGAGATCGTGCGGCTAGAGCAGAAGCTAGACGTGAAGAAATGCTTAATGAAAATGCAGCTAACTATGGATTAAATCCTAGCGCACCTGGATACTCAGCAGCAGCGCAATCTTTGCGTGAAAACATTGGCGGTAAAGATTTTACGGTCAAGAAAAAAGGCGGATCAATCAAAGCCAAAAGCAAACCAATGAAACTGGCTTCAGGTGGATCAGCTCGTTCATCAGCATCTAAACGTGGTGATGGTATAGCAAGTAAAGGCCGTACTCGTGGCAAAATGTATTGAGGTGAATCATGGCTACTTTTGACGAAAAACGTAAAAATGTTGTTGAGAACTTAAACGAGAATGAACGCTTGCTCAACAAATCTAAAACTGCTGCATCTGAACGTGCAGATAAAGTTAAAGAAGAAAGAGCAGATAAGCTTCATAATGCCGTGTATGACTCTAGTGTTAGAAAATATCAAAAAGAAAAATATTTAAACCCGCCAGATACTGTTAGTGGCAGTCTGGATAAAGGGCTAGATACTATAGGTGACACAGTTAGATCTGTAGGTAAAGCTTTTGGGTATAACAAAATGACGAGCATGGATGATGAAGCTCAAATGGCAGCTCGTAAAGATGTAAAAGGCTACAAAAAAGGCGGTATGGCTACTGGTGGTGATACTACTGATTTTGGAGCAGGTGCTGGACGTGGCAAGCAAGGTGGCCCTACTGCTAAAGAAATGGAATACAGAAATAGCGAAAGCTATATGTCTCCTAATACTCAAAACAAACTTAAAGAAGAAAAGCGTTTTAACAAAATGTCTGCTGAAAGCGCTTCTCAGAAATACGCAAATGGTGGCATGACTGCTTCTAGCCGTGCGGATGGCATAGCTCAACGAGGTAAAACTCGTGGAAAGGTGTGCTAAATTATGATGCCGTCTAGGGGCATGGGGGCTGTAATGCCCTCTAAAATGCCAACAAGGGCTAAGACTATACATCGTAAGGATGATCCCCAAGATGTAGAAATGTATGCGAAAGGCGGGGATGTTTGGGATACACCCAATCCCGCTAAAAAACATAAGAAGTTAAGTCCTGCTAAGAAAGCTGCGGCTAAAGCTGCTGCCAAGAAAGCCGGAAGACCATATCCAAATCTAATAGATAACATGAGAATGGCTAAATGAGTAATACATCAGGATCATCGTCGTTTAATTTAGACCTCTCTGAGATCGTTGAGGAGGCTTTTGAGCGTGTGGGTTCTGAGATGAGGACTGGATATGATCTTAGAAGCGCCCGTCGCAGTCTTAATATCATGTTTGCTGACTGGGCAAACCGTGGTATCAATATGTGGACGATTGATTCTGGAGTTATTAATCTTGTCCAAGGGTTAAATACCTACGCTTTGCCTAATGACACGGTAGATCTGATTGAGCATGTGATTCGTACAAATGCTAATAGCACATCAAATCAGTCAGATTTGACTATTACTCGTATTAGTGTTTCTACTTATGCCACATTACCTAATAAATTAACCCAAGCCAGACCCATTCAAGTATGGGTTCAGCGTATGGATGGACAGCAATATGCCACCACAGCTACTCTTACAACGGCTATCAGCACCACAGATACAACTCTTACTCTTTCTTCCACTGTGGGGCTTCCCTCAACTGGGTTTATTAAGATTCAAGACGAAACAATTAACTACGGATATGTCAGTGGTAACCAATTAGGGAACTGTTTTCGTGGGCAAAACAATACTACAGCGGCTTCTCATGCAGTCGGGACGTTGATTAGCTATCAGAATCTGCCAGCTTTCACGGTTTGGCCTACTCCTGATGGGTCGCAATCATATCAATTTGTTTATTGGAGACTACGCCGCACACAAGATGCGGGCGGCGGTGTCAATGTAATGGACATACCATTTAGGTTCATACCATGCATGATTGCAGGTTTGGCTTATTACATCGGCATTAAGACCCCAGATGGTGTTAATCGTCTTCCAATGTTAAAAGCTCAATATGATGAGGCTTGGGAATTAGCGGCTGGCGAGGATAGGGAAACAGCACCACAAAGATTTGTTCCTCGTCAACAGTACATTATGGGGACATAATGGGTAATAAATTTGCATCCGGTAGAAATGCAATTGCTGAATGTGATCGGTGTGGGTACAGGTATAAGTTAACCGTTCTTAGAAAAGAAATTATTAAGACCAAGGTTTATAACTTATTGGTTTGTCCGTCTTGCTGGGATCCAGATCAGCCTCAGTTGCAATTAGGAATGTTTCCTGTAGATGACCCGCAAGGTTTAAGAGATCCAAGACCAGATTTAAGCTATCAAGCATCCGGATTAACTGGGTTACAGACTGAATTGGGTAGTAACAATACTGTAAGTGAGGATGGTTATCCAGCAGGCGGTAGTAGAGTTTTTCAATGGGGGTGGAACCCTGTGGGTGGAGCAAGTAGTTTTGATGCGGTTTTAACGCCAAATTACTTGATGCCCGAGGTACAAGTTGGTACAGTTACAATATCTACAACGTAGGAGTTAATTATGGACAAAGAAGACATGAAACAAGACAAAGCCCTCATCAAGAAGGCTTTTAAACAGCACGACATGCAAGAGCATAAAGGCGGTAAAGGCACTAAGCTCAAACTTGCCGCTGGTGGTGTTACTAGCAAAGCAATGATGACAATGGGTCGCAATTTGGCTCGTGTTGCTAACCAACGCAATACTGGAAGGGGTCGATAATGGCTACATTTAGCAAAAAGATAATGGACAAAGAAGTGGGCAGCGCTGCTGTTTATGCCAAACCCCACAACATGAATGGTAAAGCAACAGGCATTAGCGAAGTTACTGGCCCAAGCAATAAGCAGTACATGAAAGATGCTAACGTATCTGTCGCCAATACCCACAGCAATGAGTATCCCGGTGTTAAAACCACAGGTATTAAGATGCGTGGTACTGGGTGTGCTACCAAAGGTGTAATGTCAAGAGGCCCAATGGCATGAACTATACGGATTTAAAGACGGCGATTAAGGATTACACCCAAAACTATGAAACGACTTTCATAGCGGATTTGCCCGTCTTTATCTCTCAAGCTGAACAACGTATTTATAACTCTGTTCAATTTCCTTCAATACGTAAGAACGTAACGGGGGTTTTGACTGCAGGTAATAAATATTTAAGTTGTCCTAACGATTATTTATCTACGTATTCTTTGGCGATTTATAACTTAGCTACTCCTACGGCTACAGGTACAGCGGGTTTGTACACAATTACTGTATCAAGTGCTACAGGAATTGCATTGCAACAATATGTAACAGGTACAGGTATTGGTACAGGCGCATATGTAGTGGCTATATCAGGTACAACTATTACTTTGTCTGTTGTTAACAGCGGTACAGTATCTGGTGCAATGAGTTTTCAAAGTGATTTTTTATACTTGCTTAACAAAGATGTCAACTTTATTAGGCAAGCATATCCTGGCCCTACTGCTACTGGCATACCTCAATACTATGGTTTGTTTGGGCCTACCGTTTCTGGTTCAACAATCACCAATGAGCTTACATTCATCCTTGGACCTACACCTGATACTGCCTATTATGCTGAGTTGCATTATTACTATTATCCTGAGTCTATTACAACCGCCTCCAGTGGTACGACTTGGCTTGGTGACAATTTTGATTCTGTGTTACTGTATGGTTCCTTGGTCGAAGCTTATACCTTTATGAAGGGTGAGCAAGACATGATGTCTTTATACAATGGTAAATATCAAGAAGCTTTAGCCCTTG